ACTTATATTTTAGTATCTATATTCAATAAGCAAGGTGACGTTTTTAGAAGAATTAAATTAATTAATTGCTTCCCTGTTGATCAAATAAAGGCTTTAGATTTGGATTATACCAACGGTACTACTCCTTATAAAATAGCTTTATCATTTAGAGCTGATTATTTTGAAGACGTTTTTAACTAATAAAAATAAAACAAATATATAAATGGAGACTCTACAAAGTCTCCATTTTTTGTTTCAATTGAAATTAAAAATGTAGATATTAAAATAATATGGACGACGATTGTGAGTCAGAAAAACAGAACAAGAATAGCCTCAGTTTGTTTGGTCTTAGCAACTTTCTTCAATCCCTTCGGATTCGATATCCTTTTTGCAACAATAATGAAATGGACAGATTCTTACTGGCATACAGTAGCAATTTTTTATTTCCTTTCGGGTGTTTTCTTTGGATTTTATTTCTTTTTGTCATCAAATAAGAAACTAAAAGGAGGAAAAAAAGTAGAATAAGATATAAGATAAGTTATGGAAGATAATATAAATGACGAATTGCTTAATGAGCTTAGCAAAAGAGAAGCGGAATCTAAGTTTCAATACGATAACGATCCTGACGTTGGTTCATACGAAATACCTAATTGGATAGAGAAAGAATCTAATAATATTCCTAATCCACAACCAATTGGAAATCAATCGGTTACTAATAATCCTAACAATTTAGGAAAAGTTAATATTAATAGAAATCCATTAGGAATGGAGACCGAATGGAAAAATATACCGGTTTCTAATCTTCCTTCAAAAGGTTTTGGATATCCCGATGGATTTGAGATTGCTATAAAAGCAGCAGGAGTAAAAGAAATACGCCACTACTCTACAGTAGATGAGGAAGATAGATTAGATCTGGACGATAAATTAAATTCTATTCTTTCTAAGTGTATGAAGATAAGATGGAACGGGGGAGTTTTAGAATCTTATGATTTATGGTACGAGGACAGATTTTACGTCATAATGGCAATTAGAGATTTTACTTTCATTAGAGGCGAAAATAAAATATTATTACCAGTAACTAAGAATTGTAAAAAAGAAGATTGTAATATACCAGATATGATAGAGTTAAAATCTAATATTTTGGATAGCTTTATCGTGGATGAAGAGATATTAAAAAGATACAGCAGAGATAGCTATTCTTTTAAATTTGTTCCTAAAGACGGATCTCAAGAAATGGATCTTTATATTCCTACTGTTGGGGTAACTACAATATGTAGGAAGATTATATCAGAAAAAAGAAGAAATGGTAAAAAGTTCGACGAGAGCTTCGCTAAAGTAGCAACATTCATTATTCCTGATTGGAGAGGATTGGATGAAAGATTATATGATCAATACGAGAGATCTTCTATAGATTGGACACCACTACAATTCTCGATTGCAGATCAGATTACTGAAAGAATAAATTTTGCAACTAAATCAAGAATCTATAGTAAATGTGAAAGCTGTGAGGGGGAGGTCACAGCAGATATCTCATTTCCCGGAGGGTACAGATCTCTTTTCGTTATTTCAGATATCTTTAGCCAACTACTTTGATATTAAATTTAGACTTTGGGATGAATTTAAATTATCTATAGATCATTTAGAAGAATTACCTTTTTACGAGTATCAATTGTTTATAGATAAATTAAACGAAAAAATAGAAAGAGAAAACAAAAAAATCGAGCAAGGTGACTTAGTAGAAGCATTTGCATTTTCAAAGCCAAAAAGTTAAACTTTTTGGCTTTTTAGGTATATAAATAAAAATAATTTTGGCAGGAGAAACAGGAACACAAGGAGCAACAGGATCGGAATTTCCTGTTTTTAAAGCAGATTCAGCTTTTGATAGAGCTAAATTTAAAGAGCAAGAAAGCGCAATGGTAAGTTCTGGTCAATTAACAGGAAAAGAAATTGACGAAGATTTAAAAAACAAAAAAAAATCTGCAGACGCAGTTATAAAAAAAGCCAGAGAATTTTACGACGAATCTTATGACAAGAATGTAAAACAATTAAGTGAATCTATAGATACAAAAGCTATATATTTTACTGAAGCATACGTTGACAATAGCACCAATAGAAGTAAAATACAAAAAAAAATAGATAAAGGAGAAACTGTAGACGGAAAAGAGATATTCGAGATGTCTAAAAGCGCAGCTAAAAGTAAAATAGCAAACGCAATGACCCTAAAAAATGGTACAGTTACTGAAATAGTTGAAAGCTTAGGTGGGTTAAATAAAATAAATCAATACGAGTTATACGATGACGTAAAAAGTGATTTTGATAGTAGAATAAAGAACGAAAAATTTAAATTTGATAATGTTTTAGATAGGTTTTCCGAAATATACGGGGCTTTTAACGAAGATAAAAACAGTCCTATGTACGGGCAAAAGGTGGCTATGCTTTCCACTCCTGAAAATAATGCTATGATATCTGCACTGGCTAAAATATTAGAAAGGGAAGGATTCACTGATAATCAGAGTGTAACTTATATGTCAAAAATGTATAAGGATAATATTGAGCTATTACAAAAAAAGGCAGACGGGGAAAAGGCAGAGGATATAATAAAAAAATCAGCAGAAGAAGCAAAAAAAGAAGAATCTAAATCTAAAACAGAAGAACAAAAATTAGAAGAAAAAAAGCAAGAAAAATCTGCTACTGGGGCTACTGGGGCTACAAATCCTCCTTCTACCACGGGAGGAACTGGAGGAGAAAAACCAGTAGAAGGAGCTAGTACATCCAGCACGGATAAATCAGCAACTGGCCCTACAGGAGCATCATCGGTAGCATCAGTAGAAAATCTAGCAAATAAAAGTGCCACAGGATCAACTGGATCAACTGGATCAACTGGATCAGCTACACCGACAAAGGTAGAGAATGTAAAGAAAGGTAAAAGTAACACAAAGAAAGGAGAAAAATCAGAAACTGAAAAAGCACAAGATGCCATTTTAGAATCGTTAGGAATAAAAGTAGGTGGAGATAAAAAGGAAGGAGAAGGTGGAGATGAAAATAAATCTAGCTCTAAAAAGAATAATAAAAATGCTGAGGTATCTGCAGCTCAAGATAAAATACTAGAGGATCTAGGTCTTTCTAAGAAAAAAGATGATGATAAAAAAGAAGGAGATAAAGGGACAAAAGAAAAACCAAAAAAAGAAACTAAAGAAACTAAGATAGAGGATAAAAAAACTGAAATAAATCCGTCAAAAAATGAAACTTCTTCCAGTAGTAGTCCTATAAAAGAAACACAAGTACAAAACTTAAATAGTGTTAGTGAACCTCCTAAGACTGAAAGTAATACTACACAAACAAATACAACAACAGGTTCAACGACTAACACCAGTACAAGTTCGAGTACGAGTGCGACTACAACCCCATCTAGTTCAGAAGTGAATACATCCACTGCAGAACAAGATAAGAAAAAAGAAGAAAATAAAAAAGCGGAGGATGCTAAGAATAAAGAAGAATCAGATAAAATGAATAAGGATATGTCTGAAGATATAAAATCTATGGTTAGATTATTATCACAATTGAATACTACTCTACAGAATCCTCTTATGGTTATTTCTAATAAGAAAAATTTCAATTAGGGGATTTACTTTTTAGAGAATAATTAATATATTTGTAAAAAATAAACCTAAATAATAAATTATGAGTAAAAACTATGAAATTACCAAAGAACTAAGAGAGACAGTTCTTGGATTTTTAAACGGCTATGCAGGCTACAAGGAATGTTTGGAACTTTTGGAAAATGAAGAAAAAATTGAATTTACTGAGGAAGAAATTAATCAAATTTTAAATCTCTTGGGCGTTTTTAGACTTATGGAGACTTTTCATATTGTTGAAAGATTCAAAATAGAAGTTACACCTTTAAAAAGCGCTGAATCTGATGAACAATCAGAACCTACCACAACACAAGCAGAATAAGCTAGACGTACTCTATTTAAGAATGGCCAAAGTTTGGTCGGAGAACTCTCACTGCAAAAGAAATCAAGTAGGTTGCTTAATAGTAAAAGACCGTCAAATAATATCCGACGGTTATAACGGAACACCATCAGGATTTCCTAATGAATGTGAGGACTGTAATAATAATACATTACCTACAGTTTTACACGCCGAAGCAAATGCCATTACAAAAATAGCAAAAAGTACCAATAGTGCAGAAGGAGCTACACTTTATGTGACTCTTTCTCCTTGCTTTGACTGTGCTAAGATTATCATACAGGCAGGAATAAAAAGAATAGTTTATATGGAAGTCTATAGAAATACAGATTCATTTAAACTTTTCGAAGAGGCAGGGATAGAAATAAAAAAAGTAAACCTATAAACTAAAAACTAAAAAAACTAAAAAAAATTATGGCGGCAAAGAATATTCAGGAATTGGCAGAAAGTTTTATGAAAACCTCATCGGAGAAAGATTTTGTTGAATTGTATAAAAGAATTAAACCGGGATTATTAAAACATTGTAGATCTATATTGATAGAGCAAGAATCTGCAGAGGATGCAGTATCTAATACAATGGCTAAGATATGGACAAAAATATCACAGTATGATCCATCAAGAGGTAACTTCTCCACATGGATTTATAACATAGCTAAAAACGAATCTCTAGTAATAAAAAAGAATGAGGATCGATATATGCCTATTATTCAAGAGGTAGTAAAAAATAACGATGATTCGGAGGAATATTCAAATTCCCCATTGAGAACTTCACCAGCAACATTAGAATCTGATTTTGACTTTATATCTGTCGAAAATGATGAGATGGAGGACTTATATGATAATGTTGTTGAAAGAATGAATGATCTGCCAGAAATATATAAAGACATTCTTTTCGACCGGGAAATTCTTAGAATGAAATATCAAGAAATAGCTGATAAATACGGGATGAAAAAAAGAGCAATAGCTACCCGTATAAGAAGAGCTAGATTGAAAGTTAGAGAGATGTTTCCTGGAGTAAATTTAAAGTTTAACGATTGATCGTAACTTTTTTATATAGATAGATATAATTGATATGAATTATCCTTTTAAAAGAGTTATAACAGACATTAATAACTATTTCTTTATAAGGAAAACTATAAAGAAGAATAGAGGCACAATTGAATGGGAAAAATTTAAGCTCAGAGTAGATTGGATAGGTAGAATCTATACAGTAGTAAATTTACCTCCAGAGGTTATTTATTCACCAGATTCTCCTGAAGAGATAAGACCTGCTTATATTTTAGAGGAATCTAGACCACTTAATGAATATCTGACAAGCTTAAATCTACAAGAGATCATAATTCCTAAAATATCACCCATACCAAATTCTTTTTCCTATCTAATGGTTTATACCCCATTTTTCCAGAGGTTATCTATAAGATGGATTATCTATAGAATAATATTAGTGTTGCTATTAATTTGGCTCCAATATAAATTTGGATTTATATCTTGGGGGTTTGAGTGGATTAAATATTTATGGAATGCTATCTTCTGACATACAAATAAATAGACAAGCATTTCCTTGGGGGAGAGCTTACGTAGTAGAAGGAGCTGGCGAAGCTCCTTTAATTTTGCCGTCTGTTACTACAATATTAAAGCTAGTAAAAAACGAAAAATACGATGCTTTAAAGATCCAATTCGGAGAGGATAAATGGAACAAGATATTACACGATGCTGCAGAGAGAGGAACGGTTATGCACAGAATGCTTGAGCTATTCCTATTAGAATGGGCAAAAGAAAAAGATGTTGAATCATCATTAAAAAAAGCTCAGATATTTGCCATAGAAGAATCTAGAAGAGACGAAGGAAAATATTTAAAGTATGTAAACAAGGGAAGAGACTTATTTTGGAATTTTTATCACATTAATTTCTGGGATGAAATAGAGGAGGTAGTAGATAATGAAGCTTTTTTATATACTACTTTTAAAGGGGGATGGGCAGGAGCATGCGATTTTGTTTACAGAAACAAGGAAAACTATTTAATAGTTGACGATTTTAAATCATCTACCTCTCTAAAGGACGAAGAGGATATCCTAAGTTATAAATTACAAATTTCTGCTTATATGTTTATGTGTGCTGAAAAATATAAAGAGGTACCTAAGCTAGGAAGGATAAGGATAGCTAATGAACAAACGTCAGATATACAAACATTTATAGTTCATGATTATGAATTGAAATATTATTTAGAGCAATTTATAGGTCTTGCTAAAAAATTCAGGGAAATTCACGGAATATAAGAAACTTACTACTATTTAATATCTATAAAAATAAAAAAATAAAATGGCAAAGAAACAACCAGAAGATGTAATGGAAGCTCAAAACGAAGCTATCTTGGATAAATTTATCAACAAAGTTGACACTGAAAAAGTACAATCTATTAAAAACGATCTTGATGGATATAAAGAAAGTTTAAAGGACAAAGAATATGCACTTTCAATGAGCAAGGATCTTTTAAACAGATTTGAAAAATTCATGAAAGAGGAAGTTGAATGGAGATCTAAAGAAGCTTTAGGGGTTACTGAGATTCTAAAAAGAATCGAAGCAGTAAAAAAAGAGGGTATTAAAGACGGAGTAGTATATTTTACTAATCTAGAAATAGAGGCTTCTCATTACTTTTTAATGAAATGGAATGGTAAAGGATCATCAGAGATCGTAGATTTTATTTCTTTATGGAAAACATTTGAGGAAAGTCTTACCTTAATTCAACAGGACAATATTGTTCTAAAGGATCTTGAAAAACAACTAGCTGCTGCAGAACAAGGAATCGAATTAGAATAAAAGAATAGGAATAATTATATCAAAGACCAGGTCTATTATTGCCTGGTCTTTTTTTATGGATATATACTTAAGTATGAAAAAGAAATTATTACCTTGGATAATAGCACTCTCTGCTTTATCTGTTTCCGGATCAGCAGCTTTTTATTCAGTTACAGGACTTGGTAAAATGTTTGCGGGAGCTTCATTACAAGTAATGGTTCTAGCTGGGAGCTTAGAATTTGCAAAATTGGTTACTGCATCATTGCTTTATCAATACTGGAAAAAAATTAATCTTGGATTAAAAATATATTTATCTCTAGCTACTCTAATATTAATAATAATAACATCAGCAGGAATATATGGATTTTTATCATCAGCATACCAGGAAACAGCTTTTAAGGTACAGAATCAGGATAAAAATATACAAATACTAGATAAAAATATATCGATAGTTCAAACTGAAATAAAAAATTTCGAATCACAGATTAATCAAAAAAATGACAGATTAACACAGTTAACTAATATAAGAACCAATCTTCAATCAACACAGGATGTTTTAATCGAGAAGTCTAAGTCAACTTCATCTGTTAGACAACAGATAAAAGATGTAGATTCAGAAATAAAAAGAATGGATTCAGAGATATCGGTCTTAAACGATTCGATATCTTCTAAAAATAAAAAAATATCCTCTATAGAACAAGAAAAACTTGGGGTATCTTCTAATTCAGATTTAGCTAAAGAAGTAGGCCCGCTTAAATATATTGCAAAATTAACGGGGAGTGACATTGATACTGTAGTTAATTGGTACATAATTATACTTATGCTAGTTTTCGATCCTTTAGCTATAGCTTTAGTAATAGCTGCAAATTTTGCATTTGAAATAAATGAAAAAAAAGAAGAAATAGTTATGGAGAAAAAAGAGAATCCCCTAAAAAATATTTGGGAAAAAACAAAAAAAATATTTTCTAAAAATAATAATAAAGAGCCTGAAATTACTACAATAGTTTATGAGGACGAAAAAAATAACGAAGAACCGTATATAGAAGATGAAAAAACGGAGGATCCTCCTGAATTAATCGAAGAAGTAGTAAAACACGAGGAGGATAATAGTCTAGAAAATTTAGAAATTGATAAAGATATAGATCATAACAACGAAAATATAATAGAAGATATAGAAAAAGAGGAGGATAAAAAAGAAAATTCCGATAAATATAATGACGAAATAATTCTAGAGAATCAGAAAATAAAAAGGGAAAGATTTAGAAACAACCCAGATTATATGAATTCTAGAAAAAATTTAAGAAATAAGCCAGGTGGTGATAATATAAATCCTTTAAATTTAAGATGATTAAAAAAGTTTATACAACTAATCCTAAGTACATAGAGAACCTAGATTGCAATCCTGGGGTTTATAGAAGGGTTTATTTCCAATCATGTAATTTAGATATTAGAGAGGGATCTAATATACTTTCTACTATATCCCTATGTGATTTTAAACTTGAATCATTAGGAAGCTCTGAAATGGGTGGATGTGGTGGATCTTTAAAAAGAAATATAACACTAGGTCCTTCCAATAATTATACCCTTACTGCACCTGAGATAGGCCAAGCACAGGGAGAAGTTCAGATGATTGTTGTTAAGGTTAAGTACGATAAGGATCATCCAGAGGAGGAAAGATATTTAAATTGGGAATACAAGGGAAATGTTTATCCAATAAATACATTGATGATATTAACAGGAAGAACTGAACATGATATTCCGTGGCAAGGGTGGGATTTAAGTTACTATTCTAATAATCCTCCTAACCCTAGTTTTAGTCCACAGCCTTATCCTATAATAACATCACCTAATATGTCTTTTGGGGGAATAATGTTTAGCAACCCTAATGATACATATAGTGCTGAACTAGAAATATTTGTTTTTAATTAAATGGCTACACCACCTATAGTATGTGATACAATACAATTCGAAGGAGCGATATTCCAAAGATGTAACTTGCAGGTTATAAAAGGAACCACAGTGGTCAGAGATATTAGCCTGTGCGATACTAATATAATACTAAACAATTATTCTTCTTTTAGCGGATGCGTTTATGGAAATTCTAGTCTAATATTAAATTCAGAGGGACTAGGAGAATTATCTTTCATAATGATAAAAGCAACTTATCCAACATCACTTCCAATATCTAATAGATTTATAAACATACTATATAATGGATCATATTTACCCATGGCTAATTTAACAATGCTTACTGGAAATCCATCGGATATATCACCTTATTTAAACAATAGAGGATGGGACTTAGATCCTAATGGAAGTGATATAGAGTCTCCGTTTTTTAATGAAGGCGGGATGATATTATATAACCCCCATTCAGTTAGAGTAAATATAGATGTTATATTAGCTGGTGCATTCTCTAATAAAACGAATTAAATAGAATACAAGAAGGATTCTAAAAAAAGAATGGATATATACTAAAAAAGCAAATAACAAATGGAAAAAAATATTAATCCAGAAATCAACAGATTAAATATGGAGACTTCTAAAAATGCTGCAGATTCATTAAGAGAATGGGCAGGACTAGGAGCTACAAAAAAACCTGTTGCTTCTACTTTCCTTGGTGGACCAACTGCTCAAATGCTTAAAGAATCTCAAAATTTGAATGTATCGTCTAGACCATCTAACAAGGAGGTTTCATTCAGTTTTGGTCTAATAAATACAGTTTCTGCCCTTAAGAATTCAACTTTAAATGAAATACCAGCAGGAAAAATAATGTTGGAAAAATACGACCATTTATTAATTAATAAAGGTATATCAGAATCATTTATAATAGAAGGATTCATAAACGATCTTAAATCATTCTCTTGGGAAAATTCAGTAACTCCAGTTTTAGAAAATTTAAATAGAACATTCGAAAACAGAAGAAGGGAGATCGAAGTACTTAAGACTTATGAAACTATAAGAAATACGCAAGGAAAAGATTTATTTTCAGATGCTACTGATAAAATGAAATCTTGGTTAGTTTCAGAAAATAAATCTACTGAATCTCTTATACATGGGCTTAAAAGCTTTGGATTTAATCCTATGGTTAGAAATCTGGTTAGCTTTTTATCAATATACGAAAATGAGAATAGCGGAAAATTCTATGTTGGATTCGATAATAATGTTTGCGAAATAAATAACCTTTATTCCCCTATTTATTTGAACGAAAACGACGAAACTATATTTTACTCTTCTGGTAAATTTTTAAAGATAAATCAAAATACACAAGTTATTCAAGAATGTAACATGGACGAAGTTCCACAAGAACTAGAGGATCAAGCTCAAATTATAAGCGATAGAGACGTTAAAATAGATAACAATAAGATATCATTAAATATCGGAAATAACAAGGTAGAGATAGTATTTACAAATGAATCTAAGGAGATTTATTTTGATGGAAAAAGAATCAACGAAGAAGATTTACCACTTGCAGTTAGTGTAAGCACTAATAATCTTTTAGAAAGTTCAAATCATAAAATCACTAAAGCAGTATACGTTGCTAAAAACGCTGATGATATTGTAGACCTAGATTTTGCTAAAAAAATAAAATCAAAGGTTTTTGAAAATGTAGAAGTTAATATATTCAAAACAGAAGCAGGCATTTATGTACAAACTGTTAATCCTGCTATGAGATTAAATAAGATCTACGAAGCTAATGCAACACAAGCTATTAATATAGTTAAAGACTTTATTAAATATGATATCTCCGAATCTCTTACAGAATTTTTAGAAGGAGAACAAGCATTCTTAAGTATAATGAAGAATGATAAAAAGGAGATCATTAAAAATATCGAAGTATTAGAAGGTGAGTTAAGAAAATTAGATTTTGCTAAAAAAGAAAATCCTCTAATATCAAAATCTAATGAAATTATTGCTTTAGAAGAGAATATTGAAAACGAGATAGAGTCTTTAAAAGATAGATGGAATCAGATCAATTTGGAAATATCAAGATTTGAAAGCAGAGCTAAGGAACTTCCTTCAATGAACGAGGATCTTGGATATCCTATAGATACTGAAGTAAGAATAAAAAGAAACGGAGTTAAAGGAAGAGTTATTGGGGTAGACGGAAGTTCTAAAACATATACTATTCTTTTCAAAGAGGGCAAGACGGGAGAATATTTTTTCTCTGATGTAGAGGATCTAGATGACGAGGTAGACAGATATGATATCAAAGCACCTAAATTAGATCTTGAATATACTGAAGATTTTGCTAATGAATCAAATCAAAACTTTGCAAATGCTCCAGGAAATAGAGGTGGATCTCACAAAGATTCTAGAATAGAAAGCCTTTCAAAAAAGCATATGGCACAGGCTCCTGATAAAAAAACTGGATCATCTGCTAAATTTATAAACAACGATAAAGGTACTATGGCAAGTTTACCTAAGAGCGGTAAATCTGCTCCTTTAACAGGAAGAGGAGTTAAAAGCAAATCTGCTAATATGGCAGATCTTCCAAGCAAAGGAAAAGGTGGTAGTGGTAAGAAGTTTATAGATAATTTAGAAAATCTAGATTTAGCTAAAGCTCCTAGTGCTTCTATTAAAGGGTCATCTAAATTTATCCAAGATCTTAAAAATATGAATTTAGCTACTCTTAAGGAGAGTCAAAAAAATTCTCATATAGAAAAAGCACCTAAGGGGAAATCAGAAAAACCTAAAAAATTCATTGAGGATGAGGATGATTTCAACTTTGCAGATGCTCAAGGAAATAGCAAAAAGAACGGAAAAAGATTTGCAGAAAACGACAAAGTAGCAAATCTTTCATCTGCACCTAAAACAAAAAAAAAGTAAATACAAAAGGAATAAATGAGTCTGCTACTAATGACCCAGACGAGGGAATTGGTAACAGACTCAATTTTGTTTTAGACGATTTAAAAAATTGTCTAGAAAAAATAAAAGAATTAGAAACTTCTAGCGAAGAAAACGGTAAGATAGGTATAGACACAATTAGAAATTCGAGGAAAAATTTGGAAGAATTAAGGGTTAATTTAGAACAACAGATAGAAAAACTCCAAAATAATATTCCACAACAAGAAGAATGATATACGTAAAAAACAAAGAGCTAAAAAGAGCACTCCTCGAAAGCAAAGAAAAAGGTCAACTAACTGATGAGACCGTTAAAATGTTTACTCTTATAGTAAACGGAATGTCTAAGACCCATTCATACAGAGATAACGAAGACAGAGAAGATTGCATATCCTCAGGTCTAGAAGATCTAGTAAAATATTGGAATAGATACGATCCATCTAAGTCTGACAATCCTTTTGCATTTATATCCCAGATCGCTCATAACGGAATGAAAAAAGGTTGGAAGAAAATACATCCTCCTAAATCTCCTAAAACTATACCTTTCTCTAGAATAGTAAGGGAGGAAAATTCCATTTATAATGTATAAATGTGGATATAAAAAAGTTAAAGCCCAATGGAAAGTGGAAATCTGGAAAATATAATCCAGTTAATCCATTAAAGTATATTGGTGATATTAACAATATAATATATAGAAGTTCTTGGGAAAGAAAATTTTGTCAGTATTGTGACATAAATCCTAATATAACTAAATGGAGTTCTGAACCTACTGGTATACCATACTGGTCTCCTATAGATAAAAAAGAACATAGGTATTTCGTAGATTATTACATACAAGTAAAAAAGGGTGATGTATTTGAAAATTGGCTTATAGAAATAAAGCCAGAGGATCAGTATGCTCTTAATAAAAGACCTAAAGAACCCATAGGAAATTTAACAGAAAAAAAGATAAGGTCCTATAACGAAAAACTTAAAATCTGGATCACGAATAGGGCTAAATTTGAAGCAGCAACTAGATTTGCTGAATCTAGAGGATATAAATTCGGTGCTATAAATGAAAGCTTTATAATGAGATGATGACTTCTTTTAAACAAAGATTTAGTGAATATAAAAATTCAATCTCTGGATTAAATTCAATTGCAGAGGAGTCTTTTATGTATTGGGTTAATAATTATTTAAATAAAAAATCTGAATTTAATCCTCTAAATTTTTTATCTGGTAAAGTTTATTCCTTCCAATATAATGATCAATTAGAAAAAGGCAAATCATTCATAAACAAAAGACCCGTTATTTTTTTTACTGAATATGATAATTATGAAAAAAAGAATCTTTTTAAGGGATTAGATCTAATTTTAATATCTCCTCTATTTAGAATGGCATTTTTTGAAAGGATACAGAGTGTATACCAAGACCAAATAGAGAGAAACATAAAAAAGTTAGAAAATGGAGAGGGAAGAGATCAATCTCCTCTTAAAACAGATTACCAAACAATGGATACAATATTAAAAGGTATACCGTATAAGCATTCTTATAGAGCATGGGATTTGAAAAAAGTTAGAGATGTCATTGAAATTCCTTTTGAAGATTGGACTAGAATAGTATATCTAAATACTAGGTCGATTGAAGGGACCCAGTTAAATGAGATATATAATAAAAACTCACAAGTCTAATGGCTGGATTTACTGACGATAAAAAATCATTCTTTAGTTCTATCATAGATAGTATAAAGAAAGTTGGAAGTTTTGGTATGGCCTATGAGGATCTTGTTGTTAAAAATTCTCAAGCTGTAGGTATAACAGAAGCTCAATTCCTTCAAAAAGGAGGAATAAAAGATGAATCTTTTCTTTTTGGTTTAAGAAGAGCTGATACTACTACTAAACAGTACATAGCTTATTTTGATAAGGATTATAAAAATAAAAGACATTATTTACAAGGATTTGCACAAAATCCTGAGATAGAATTTATTCTAGATACTATATGTGATGAATCAATAGTATATGACGATAAAAACTTCTGGGCTTATTTTTCTTTTATGCAGCATGATGATGTGGATGAAGAAACTTACGAAAAAGTTCAGAAGAGATATAAAGAGATCTATAACCTTTTCGGATTTAATCAAGATATATCAGCTTGGCATTTATTTAGAAAGTTCTTAGTCGATGGGATTTTAGCTTTTGAAATAGTATTTGATAAAAAAGGTAAGAACATTGTTGGATTTAAAGAACTAGATCCGTGGTCTCTAATACCTACAGTAGAGGCACAGCCAGACGGATCTTTTATTGACATCTGGATACAATATCCGGATAATCCAGCACTAACAAGAAAATTATACGATTCGCAATTAATATATCTAAGCTATGCTAAAGGAGGAGGTACATCTTCAAGAGTTAGCTATTGTGAAAGAATGATAAGATCTTTTAACCTCCTAAGAATAATGGAGCATACTAGAATTATATGGAACGTAATGAACTCTTCTTATAGAATGGCGATGACAGTTCCTATAGGTACTAGATCTCCTCAAAAAGCAAAACAAACATTAGGAGAGCTAATGTCAATTTATAAGGAGGATATACGATTAGATAACAGCAGCGGGGAATTAACAGTAGATGGAAGACCAAAGATACAATTCTTTAAAAATTATTTAATGCCTTCATCTCCTAACGGAACACCTGATATACAGCCATTACCCGGAGGAGGTGATGCAACAGCCTTTTCAGATACTACGGTTCTTAAATATTTTGCAAATAAATTAAGAATGGACTCCAAAATACCAGCTACTAGATTCGGTAGAGAAGAAGCTGGATCTGAAGGAACAATTACTTTTACGGCGGAGGGATTAGATCAAGAGGAAATAAGATTTGCTAAATTTATTAATAGATTAAGATCAATATATCAAGAAATACTAATGAAGCCATTATGGGTACAATTTTGCTTAGATTTTCCACATCTTAAAAAAGACTATATAATTAAGTCAGAATTCGGTTTAGACTACGTAAAGGAGAATATATTCAGAGAAGCAAAAGAAATGGAGGTTCTAACTGCTAGGAAGGATCAAGTTATAAAAATTTCTGCACTAATGAACTCAGAGGGGAAAAAATATTTCAGTATGGATTTTTTAGTTGATAGATTTTTAGGAGTAAAAGGACAGGATTTGGTGACAAATAAAAAGTTCAAAGAAAAAGCAGCAGAGAAAAAGAAAGAGGCAGCAGAGGCTGAATCAGGAGCAACTGGAGCTGAAGGAGCAACTGGAGGCGAAGAGGCCGCTGCAGGAGGAGATATTACAATATAAAATATGGCTGGATTTTTAGATAATTTAGGAAAAATAAATCCAAATATCTCTAGGATATTAAAAACCATTAGTGGTCTTGGGTCTTTTGGTATGGAGTATAAGGATATGGTTATACAAGACTCCATGGCCATAGGCGCATCCGAAGCCAATATGAGGGAAAGATTCGGATTCACTGACAGTGATGAGGATTTCATTTATAGTATAGCAGCACAGGACACTTCTAATAGAAAATATATAGCATATTTTGATAAGGATTATCCATTCAAAAGGGATTTCTTGAGAACCTTTGCATTAAATGCTGAAATAGAATACATTTTAGATACTATTTGTGACGAAGCGGTAGTATACGACGAGAAGAATTTTTTCTGTCACCCTTCCTTAGTAAATATGGATTTGAAGGAGGATGTTATAAAATCACTGAGAAAAAATTTCAGAAAACTTTACGTACTCCATAATTTTGCAAATGGATTAACTGCTTGGCAATACTTTAGACAATTAATTGTAGAAGGATTTTTAGCATTTGAGATAATATATTCTAATGACGGTAAAGAAATAGTAGGATTTAAAGAATTAGATGCTGTTAGTTTAACACCGGCAGTAGAAAAAAAGCCAGACGGAACAAGAGAAACTATATGGTGGCAGTATTACGGAGAAACAGCTAGACAAAGAAAATTATTAGACGCACAGGTTATTTATATTTCTTATGCTAAAGCTAATGTTGTTTCTAGAGTTTCTTATACTGAAAGGCTAATAAGATCATATAATTTATTAAAAATAATGGAGCATTCCAGAATAATCTGGAACGTCATGAATGCTCAGTATAGAATTAAAATGACAGTACCTATTGGGAGTAAAGCACCACAAAAGGCTAAGGAGACCTTAGGAGAGCTTATGTCAGTATACAAGGAGGATATTAAATTAGATACAACTTCAGGAGAATTAGCCATAAACGGAAGACCTGATCTTCAATTCTATAAAAATTATCTTTTTCCCCAACAAGGAGGGGAATCCGTAAAAGTAGAAACTCTTAATGCTCAAGGCCCAAATTTAAATATAATGGACTCAGTTGTTTATTTCTATAATAAATTGAGACAGGATTCTAAGATACCTTATAACAGATTCTCTTCTAGATTTGGTATGGGATCAAACAATACTTTTAAAACAGGAGCTGAGGGTGCGGAAAGAGACGAAGTTAGATTTGCTAAATTTATAACAAGACTAAGGTCTATATTTCAAGAAATATTAGTAAAACCCTTATGGATCCAAATGTGTTTAGAATTCCCAGATCTTAAAAACGACTCAGAATTTAGAAGCCAAATAGGTGTTAAATTTGAGAGCGATAATTTATTTGGTGAATCTAGAGAAATAGAGCAGTTGATAAAAAAAATAGATTTTATTACTGCAATGGGTGAAATAAAAGAAACAATTAACGAGGAAGAGGTCCAGTTTTTTGATCAGGATTTTATGATAGAAAGATGGTTAGATATCAATTATGAAGATATACAACTAAACAAATCCTATATTAAAAAAGCTGAGGAAGAAGGTAAAGGAGCTACTGGAGCTACTGGAGGAGCAGAGGCAGGAGCAGAACCAGCAGCAGGAGCAGAACCAGCAGCGGGAGCAGAACCAGCAGCGGGAGCAGAACCAGCAGCGGGAGCAGAACCAGTTATTTAATTAATAAACAAACGAAAACTTATTTAATTTTTTTAGTATAATATTTTAAATCATTTTTATTATTTAGATTTGATTTCTATATTAGCTAAAAACAAATTCATGCAAAAAGAACTTAGAATTTTATTAGAAATTGAAAATTCAACAGGAAACGGATCACAAAAAATTAAGCAAGATCTTATAAAAAATAATTACTCTAAAGAACTTGAGTATCTCTTAAAAGTTGCATTAGATCCTTTCCTTACAACAAAACTTCACAAACTAGAAGTAATAGAAAAGTCACCATATTTAGTTGATAGTGACTATGATCCATTTGATAAATTTAAAGATTTAACATCTAGACTTTTTATCGCTCCAGCTTCTAACGATAAATTTAGAGAAGAAGCATTTGAATTGGTGAATTGTATAGATCTTTCATTTGATGAAAGAAAAATATTAGCAAAAGTATTAACAAAAAGATTAAACATTGGAATAGGGGCAAAACTTATTAATAAGGCTTTTAATAAGGAAGTAATTCCCGACCCTAGCTTAATGCTTGCACAAGACGACGAAGATGAGATAAAAAAATGGGACTCTATAGTTTGTGAAGAAAAATATGATGGAGTTAGAGTTATTGCTTTTATCTCAGGAGAAGAAGTAAAATTTTACACAAGAGCATTTAATGAAATCCCAAATCAGTACTTAAAGAAGATAGCGGAAGAATGTATGATACTTATCAAAAATTCTGGACTTAAAGGTCAATGGTTTTTTGATGGAGAACTTACAGATTCAAACAGGAAAAGTGTATCAGGAAAAGTAACTCAAATGTTAAAAGGGAAACCTCTAGAATCTATAGGAGATGATCTTTTTTATAATATCTTCGATCTCGAGGATGGTGATACATTAAAAACAGGAAAAGGAATCATTCCTTTTGATGTTAGAAGAAGTACATTAGAGGGGGTTTTTAGTACATATAAGACGACTTTACTAACTCTAGCAGATTCTTTCTTGACTAAAGAAAAAGAAGACATCTACGCTTACTATAATAAAATAGTCGCAAGAGGGGGAGAAGGTGTAATTTTAAAAAATCCTGAGCATGTATACGAATGTAAGAGATCTAAGAATTGGATAAAACTTAAAGAAGTAAATGACTGCGACTTAGTAATTACCGGATGGTATCCAGGAGAAGGAAAAAGAGAGGGATTCATAGGAGGATTTTATTGTGAGGATTCATCAGGTAAAATAAAGGTTAAAGTTGGAGCAGGATTTACTGATAACGATCTCAAGAATCTCAGCCAAAACCCGGATTCACAAATCGGTAAGGTGTGTGCAATACAATATAATGTTATTATAAGTGACAAGAAGGATAACTGGTCTTTATTTTTACCTAGGTTTGTAGAGATTAGACCAGATAAAGATCAAGCAGATAATATGAATGACTTATGTAAATAATATAAATTTTAATATATGGAAGTTAGGATAACAAAATTTTTAAAGGATTTATGCAAGATTCATGGGGAGACTAATTTTTATGTTTATAAAGGAGAGGCACATAAGTGTGTTGAGTGCACAAAGAAAAAATCTAAAGAGTGGTCATTAAAAAATACTAGGTACAAAAAACAATATTCGATTAAATACAGGAAAGAAAATCCAGATAAAATAAAATATCTAAACGAGAGAAATAAAGAAATAAGTAGAAGAAAAACAATAGAGGCTCAGTCCGATTTTTATGAAAAATTTGGATCCTATATAGAAGAGATAGCATCTAAAATTTCTTTAAAAAAAATACCAAGCGGTCCAAAATTTAAAGGAATGAGTAATCCTACTAAGGATAAAATACTTAAAGTCCTTATAAGATCTAAAAGAGCACAATTAATCAACTATGAGAGATATAGAGCTTCTTCAATGGTTAAATGGAATCATCTTAAGTCTCTTAATATGAAATCTGCAACAGAAGAGCAGAAATCTATTATAAGATTAGAGTATAAAAGAATAGCTGAGAAAGCCGTTGATTCTGAAATGAAAAGAATACTAAATAATATTAAATGATAAAAGAATTATTAACAGAAAAATTAAGGCCGAAGGAATTAAAACATATGATCCTTCCACAAAGAATTAAAGGATCTTTTGAAAACGGTCTTCAGCAAAATGTTTTACTAGCGGGATCTCCAGGATCTGGTAAAACTAGTATGGCTAAGATTCTCATAAAGAATCACCCGTATATTTTTATAAATGTATCGGACGAAAGTTCTGTTGAAACAATTAGAACTAAGGTCCACGATTTCTGCTCTACAGTTTCTATCCTCGACGGAGAGAACCAAACTAAGATAGTGGTACTAGATGAGTTTGATGGTGCTTCTGATCAGTTCTATAAGGCTTTAAGAGGAACAATAGAGAAATATGCTAGAACGACAAGATTTATCGCTACGTGTAACTATTTAAGTAAAATTCCTGATGCTATTAGATCAAGATTTGAAGTTTATGATTTTGATCCAATTAGTAAAGATGAGGAAAATGAAATAAAATACCAATGGCAAGAGAGAATATCTAAAATACTCAATCTAATGGAAATAAATCATGACGATAAGAGCCTTGAATTATTTTCTAAGAAGTATTTTCCTGATATGAGATCTGCATTAAATACGATTCAAAGATGGCAAATAGATGGAGTAAGTGATCTAACTGAAAGTAAAATAAACGAAATAACATTCGACCACGAGGAAATATTTAATATGGTTATCTCCAAGCCAGATCCTATAGGAAACTATCAGTATGTAGTTGGACAATATTCAGGTAGGGTTGACGAGGTTATGGCTTCTCTAAGCTCAGACTTTATTAAATGGATAGAAGAAAAGAATCCGCAGAAATTAAATCTTATTCCATCAATAGTTATTACCGTTGCTAGATATCAATCTCAAAGAAGTCAAGTGATTGATCCAATAGTTAGTTTACTAGCTTTAATATTTGAGCTTCAACAGATGTTCAACAAATGATCAGTATACTACTCGTTTTGATATAAAATCAATGATAATGAGTAGTATACTATACAAAAAAATAATATGAAAGGAAAAATAATAATAGTAGGTCCTGGAGGATCCGGAAAAGATTTCTTAAGAAAGAAGATGGTAGAGAAGGGATTTTCTTATGGGATTTCTTTTACGAGTAGACCTCCTAGAAAAGGAGAGGAAGAGGGAAAGGATTATTTTTTTAGAGATCCAGATTTCTTCGAGGCTAATTCGGATCTATTTTTAGAATTACAGGAATTCAATGGCTGGAAATATGGAATCTCTAAAGGTGAATTTAACGAAAAGGATCTTTTTATTCTAAGTCCTGCAGGACTAAGGTCCCTACCTAAGGATCTCAGAGATAAAAGCTTCGTAATATATTTAAACCCACATTCAGTTATAAGAATTGGAAGACTAAATGAAAGAAATGATGCCGACGACGTCAAGAGAAGATTTTTAGCAGACGAAAGGGATTTTTCTGGTTTTTCTGACTATGATATAATGATAACTAACGAAGATTTTTAATGGCAACAGTTTGTATAGACGGAAATTACATATTTCATAAAACATTTGGAATATTCTCTGGATTCGGAAGTAAAAACCCAGGCGATGTTCTATCTTCCGAAGCGGAAAGAAATATGTTCGTGAGGAAAGTTATAACAGATTTATGTTATTCTTTAAAACAAATACCGAGCATTGATAAAGTAATATTCTGTAAAGATTCAAGGTCTTGGAGGAAAGATTTCAAGATTACAAGAAGTGTATATAAGGAAAGTAGAGTAAAAGGAGAAGGAGTAGATTGGGGATCTTTCTTTAGAATAATGGACGAATTCTCTGAATATCTGGAAGAAAACGGATTTATATACAGCTCTTATCAAGGAGCGGAGGGCGACGATTTAATTTGGGGATGGTGCGATTATTTAAGAGATAAAGAAGAATGCGTAATAGTTATA